ATACCAAACTTTGACAATAAGGTTACATTGTCTCCATAACCCTCAAAATTATCAACATAAGCTTCAATGGGATAAGCATCATCAAATTTTGATTGAATGACTTCTTTTATTACTGTATTTTCATTCAGGTATTTTCTGGGAAGATAGTGTACTTCTACACCATACATTCTCAATTGCTCATTAATCAGACTTTGAACAAGACTTTGTTCGCCAGAAGATCCTTGTAAAAAATATTGGTTTAACATGGTGAGTTACCCAATCATGTCTAAAGGTGGAATTTCGTATGTGTTTGACATTCTCTCCATAAGAATTTCCATCTCTTTTTGAGCATCGTCATATATCTGACGGCCATTCAGTTCTACTCCACCTGGAAGTTTAACCCCTTGGAACTTAATTAGGTTTTGTCCCCACTGCTTTTTAATTAGTATTGTCAAATATTTTTTGAGGAAAGAGTCGTTATAAACTCTTGTAAAATCATCAGGATTCAATAAGCGATAACAATCTATGACCAAGTAATCATCGACCGATACACTTGCCCAGTCAATATCAAGATATAAACGATCTTGTCTTTGATTGAATCTTATTTGCTTCTCTGTGTTTAGTGCAAAATCTAAGTCTTCCAGATATCTTTTTACCATTGCATAGGTCAAGATTTCTGTCGATCCCCAATAGTAAATATCATTCAAAAATAGTTGATACTTAACACTAAACATATTATTTGTTGTAGTGTTTGATCCATCAAATCTGAATATTTTGTTTACTCCAATTACCGCTGGTGGGATCTGAAGATAGTTGCTATTTTCTTCGTATGAGAATGTTGTTGCAGTTCCTGCAATTGTCGTGCTTGCTGATGTGGTTACAATACCTATTGGATTACTGCTGCCTCTCCCTCTTCCACGATCAATATCGTCTTGAGTGATTTTATATTTTAAATACGTCTGAGTGACACCATCAAAATGTCTCTCATGAAAATACTGTAGAGCATCATCCACCAGATCTTCGATCTGTTCGTCTGCAACGTTAATCTCCAGCACTGGTGCTCCCAGTTGCCTTTTGCAGTACGTTATAAGTTCAGACCTACTGGATGGTTGAGCCATTTATTTAACACCTCTTCTTAGTATTTATGGTGCGGAAGAAATACCTGGTTTCACAAGAATCATTCCATCGATGATTCTGTAAACTGTTGCACCAGAACTTACGAGGACATCATAGACATATCTTCCTTCTACTAAAGAACGTGTCTCTGTTGATCCCAAGGAGATATTGAACTTGCCTCCAGCAGCACTTGTAAACCCTACATTAAATGTTGCATGTGCATATGATGTTGACCCAACAGAAACACTCTTGCTCATTTGAGAAGATCCTGTCCATCCAGTTGTTGTTGCAATTCCAACTGCATTTGAACCAGAAAAATCAAATGCAGTATTTGCAACACTAACCACTTCAAAATTTGTTTTGAATGTGGCTCCAGTGTTAAGGGTTAAATTTATAGATTTAGGAGTTCCTGAATCGGGATCAAATGTAAGTTTTTTATTCGCCATTTGGCACCCCTATGAAAGACAGTGTTTCTTGCTGTTTATAATAAAGTTTGCAATACATTTTTGCTATAGATCTCAATTCATTTTTATCTTCTATATTATCTATTTCAGATGCAATTTTGAAATATTCAAAACTTTTCTCTAAATTTTTTAAAACAATTTTGTCAGGATCCATCAGCCAATTTCCTCAATAATGATTTAATTTCATTCAAGTCATCCTTCATATTAGCAACATCTTCCTCAAGTGTGTGTAACTTTTGTTGCTCTCCCATTTTTATGTCACGATTGCGAACATACTGTTCATATGCCGCTCTGTTAGTATTAATGATGGAGTTTGTTTTTGGGTCGCGGACTAAATGCTCACGACCCTTTACTTTAATGTAGTCCATTATGCTAAGGTGATTACTTTGAGATCCTTCATTCTTGGTGGGAATGTCTGGTCAGTGGATGTCATGACAATCTTGATTCTATATGACTTGAAGTTTGGAAGATCATTTGCAGTAAATGTAATTTCCTTGTAATCAATATCAAAAGTATCAAAAGATCCAGAATTCACCGCAGGTACAAATGTATCAGGTTTTCCATCACTATCTGCGAATGAAATGATCTCACCCTTTTCATTCAAATTATTAAATCCTGGGAATGGAATAAAGATTGGTTTGAAGTTTGGATTTTCACTGATAGCATAGAAAGCTCTGATATCATTGAACTCATTAATATGCGCGTCAACCAAGATTTTAATTGAAGAAGCGGACTCTTGCAGATTAATCTCTTTAGTGATGTACTGACATGCAGATGGATCATCATCAAGAGTATTGACTCTTCTGTCAGTTGCATAATCTTGAATTAAATTATCGACTCTGTTACTAATCAGAACTGCACTCATTCTTTGAGCGTCAATTACAGGAGACAGTCTTGCATCGGTTGTACCGAGATTCAACTTAAGATTAAGTGATCTATCACCAGGAAGATCTTGAATTTGAGCGTTTGTAGTCTCATTGATTCTAGAAGCAATGATTCTTGGAGAATTCAAGAAGTTGGTTCTATTCAGGTTAATCGTCTCAAATCCTTGATTTACGAATGGAATTTGAATTCCTTCACCAGAGCCATCTCCGAGACTTGTACCAGAAACAGTTCTCAGTTCACCAGTCAAACTCGTTCCAGGAACAGTGATGTTCTGAACATTAGGATAGATCATCTCGAATGGCATATTCTGAGTTGCTCTTGCCTGAACACCACCTGCAGACTTAGACTGGTTCATATAGAGTCTTGGGAAACTTACCCCATCAGTTCTGGCAACACCAGCAGTTGACATATCCAACTTAACATTGTAAGAATCATAAGTTATTGGATAATCAACAGTTACGTCAGACAGATTGTGAGTCTTATTGATTCTTCTCAGAGAAACGCCACCCATTTCATACTTGTAAACAGGAGTTCCAACAATATAATTCTTTGGAATTGTTCCATCAATACCTCTGGTGATTCCAGAGATTGTTCCTCCAGAAGCTCCAGTATAGGAGATAATTTCATCATCGATCAGAATGTATCCAGGATATGTGGTTCCAACTGAAACGTTTTCAAATGTTCCAAGATTATTTGTGGTTTCGACCGTGATGTTTGCAGTTGAATCTGAGTTATATGGAAGTGTAAGTTTGGTTGGCAATACGTCACTCTGTGCCTCAGAAATAGTTACCTTATTGGTTTCATGATACATGCCATGATTCTTGTGATCGACTTCAATATGAAGACCATCACTTACAACTTCAATACTACTGATTTGAACACCACCACCAGTTGAGGCATTCAGCGTGGTTAGAACGCCAACACTATTTGTGTATTGAACCGTCTTACCAGTTCCAGCAACAACAAAGTTGCCTTGAACATTATCAAGAATCAGTTCATTTGTGCTTGCAATAGAAACAACCGAGAGTCTTGCATTTCTACCAACAGAGTTGTTTCCAATAGTAGCAATACCCAGTACGTCACCAACTTGATAACCAGTTCCAGAATTGACAACGGTTGCAGCAATTGCAACACCATTCTCAATCATGACATCAGCAGTGATGTCTCTACCAGTTCCAGTGATATTTGTAAGGCCAATTCCAGTGAAAGTGAAGGATCCAAGCGATGGCGTGTATCCAATACCAGAGTTAATAATACCAAGTGAACCAGTTGCAATTCCAGCACTTCCAACAAAGTTGCCGCTTGCATTAGTCTCTTGCTGAGTAATCGTATTACCAAGAGTCAGTTGAGTTGCAATACCGATGTTGTCGGTTACATTGGAAGAAAGACCAACACGAATTCTTCTGGAGTTGAGATTCAGAGAATCTGGCAGAAGTTTTGGAACTTGTGCATTTCCTTCGGACAAGATTGGACTGTAGACTTGAACCTCTCCAGAAGGAGCAAACTCTGCTCTGTAAAGAATGAACTTAAGATCTTCCCACTGACTTGGTTCCCATGTAGAAGCGTTTTGCGACTTGAACAGTGATCCAAGGTATGGTTGATTAGAGATAAATTCATCAGTTACGATGTCAGACTCACCAACTCTGGAGATGAATACTCTGTACTTAGTTGACCAAGATGCAAGAGTAATTGCATATTCTGTACCACCTTCAAGGTAGACAGGAGCTTCAAATGTGATTCTGGTTGGAACAGTTCCATCTTGAGATGTAGTGATTTGACTTGGTTCAACTACAACTTCAGAGAATGGAAGAATCTTTTGAGTTGGAGTTCCATTTTGCATTGTACGTAACTGGAACGTCACAGGAATGTCCATGTCGTCCTTCGTCTGGAAGAACACATCACAACTCGTCAGGAATACACCAGTCTCATCTTCAACTTGGAAAGATTGAGCAAGAGGGTCATAGTAACCAACTTGAACTTGTTGCGAAGATGTTTTAATGACTGTGGTTTTTACCAACTCCATGCCAAGAGATCTACTTGCTGCCTTAGACTCGCTTGCTCTCTGTTGAGAGATTCTAGCGTTTCTAACAGAAATAATCTGCTCTTGAACGGTCTCTAAAGTTCCACTTGCACTGTAGCTCTCTTCACCAATAGTATCAGCAACATTTTGATTATTTGTTGGGTTATTGATCAGAGTGAAAGTCTTGGTTCCAGTGTTGAATCTGGGATTCGTTGCAATGTTTGGATCTGGGATGTAGAAACTACCAATGCAAGTTGCGCCAAGATCAGAAATAAGCCTTACGTTTGTGATTTCTGCTTGTGCTCCACTGGTTTGGCCAACAAGAACCATTCCACTTTCAATATATCCACTGTAGTCTCCTTGTGCCTGCTCTGATAACGAATATGTGTCAACGTTCAGAACAGTTGATGTTGCAGAATAAGTGGAAGGCATCGTTGCTCCCTGACCTGCCAACTGAACAGTTCCAGGAGTTCCAACATAGGTTTCTAGTGCGTTTGCACCGACCTGCGACAGATATGGGTTGTTAGTAAAGATTGAAGTTGGTGCGTTGTAAGGACCTTCTTTGTGGTTTGTTTGAGCAACTCTGAAGGTAATCTTTGGACCTGCTTCACCGTTTACAGGTGACAAACCCGTTCTTCTTACTCTACCAACGACCTTTTCGCCAACCTGGAATACTCCAGATTGCATACTGATTTCAATCAGTTTTGGTACACAATACTTGGTTACGTTAACTCCATCGAAAAATGCATAAATTTGTGTCAAAGGCTTGAGTTTCTTAGAAACGAACTGAACGTTTCTAGAACGCATGAAGGAGATAACCTCTCTACTCAGAACCTTATCACCTTGGGATGTTTGATCAAACTGTTCAGTAACAGCAGTTCTGGTTCCAGTTCTGGTTGAAGTACCAGTTTGGATGGTTTCTGCATATTCATCTTCAAAGTCTGTTGTCGTTCTGGTTCCATAAATTGCACCAGGTTGACCAGGACGGTGAATGTGTCCAATATGTCTTGGATTTCTAGTTTCGGATCTTACCTTCTTAACTGTTCTCGTGTCGGTTCCTGTCCAAGTGGTCTCCCAAGAGTTCCATAGAATTGGACCCAATCCAGTTTGAGGATCAATACCCTGAGTCTTGGCCATTCTAGCCATAGTCTCACTGTAGTTACCTTCAACATTGATGATCTTTGCTTCAACTCTTGCAGTATCAACCCAAGTATCCGAAGATGGAGTCAATTCCAAACTTGCCTGCCAGAAACTAACAAGGAAAGGAGTAACACTTTCTGTTCTGGTAGCAAATGTTTGCTTTAACCACTCTACTTCAGTATAGTCAAGAGTAATAATGTCTTGTGAGCGTTTGATATTGACGCCCTCTGGTTGAACAAATCTTGAGTCTGCTGCTGGATTTACATTCTCAACAGGACCAAGCATCAAGTCAACAGAATTTGTGAAGTGTCTTGGTCTCAGTTCTTGATTTTGAATATCAACAGCGTTCTTGATATCTCTGCTTTCCTCTTGAAGAGTGAACGATGTGAAGTTATCAACAAAGAATCCTGACTTAAATTTGTTCAGACCTGCAGAGTCTGGAATAAACAGACTTTCAGTTTTGGCTTCAAGTAAGTTTAGAGATGTGTAATATTCAAGATTTTTGATTCTATTTTCAAGTTCTCGGATATCTTGCATCCGATATCTCTTATGGTTCAGGAAGTCTAACTGTGCCTGATTGACGTGTAAGAGGTATGCAGGAAGGTCTACAGTAGCGATCTCCAGTGCATCATCGACTGGGATTGGTTTTTCTGGGTTTTCTGCAGGTTCGCCATATTGAACCTGGAATTGACCAAATTTTGTACAGAAAATAGAGTCCTTTCTTCCAAGGAAGAATGAGAAGTCAGTTGCAATGGACTCATCCGAAGCTAAAATATTCGCAGAAGAATTGCCCGATCCATCAAACTTTCTTCCAAAAAACTCAAGAGGAGATCTTGAATTTTCGGTTACAACGTACTGAGAAACTTTTGGTCTGATGTCAATAATGTCAGTGTTTCTGTATCCATCAATTAGTTGGATATCAGTTTTATAATTCATAGTGTCATATGAATTCTTAGTCGTAATATCTCCATCATCCGATGCTTCATAATAACCATTAGCAAAGTAGATCTTCAGTCTTCTAGAAGCAGGCTTAAAGTTTCTCTTTCTGGTAATGAAAGAGTGATCATAGAAAGTTCCTTGCTGATTAGTATCAAATGTATATCCAGTGGTTACACTCTTACTTGGAGTTTCTAATGTTGTTACGATTCCTTGAACTCTTGATTCTTCAAACGTAACAGTTTCGCCCTCTTTGAATCCAATTTTGTTCTTCAGAACATATGTAATTTGAGAATCGGAAAGTCTTTCACAATAAATTGCGACTGCACCAGTATCATTACCGATGATTCTTTCGCCAATAATCAAGTCAGTCGTTTTTCCAGTTGGACCATTCAGGTTTGATAAGGTAACCTTAGGTGCAGATGGATTGTCAGTATCATATGATTCATAAATTCCAAGAATTTTTACAACGTCACCGTTATTAAGAGAAATAAGTTCATCCTGAACTCTTGTTCCAAACGGATAGATTCCATATGATAGACCATCATCTAAAGTGGTTGCGCCGATGCCAGATGCTGCATTTGTAGACTTATCAACAACAACTGCATTTACTCTATTGAGTCTCTTTACTTTTGATGTTGGTTTGATCTTCTTTAAAGTAGCTACGAGAGTAGCACCTGTATCACTTGAACCAAGATTGTTGATTTGAAGAACTGTGGATCCAGAAGTATATGAGAATTTATCTGGAGTCAGGATTTCAGTAGCTCCATTAGATCTGATCAAAGTATATCTTTCTTCATCAAAAGGAAGGAAAGTTTCATTAGTTCCTGCGACAAGAGCAGATGACAACTGATTGCCAGAAATATTTACAGTGTATGATCTTCTAATATTGATTGATGCATTGGTCAAATCAACATTAGAAATCAAGTTTCTAGGCATTGGGGTGTATAATGTATTATCCTCAGACTTATTGACATGAGTTTTGAGGATTTTCAGATCAGTAACTGAAAGGTTATCCGATCCAGTTGGAAGAGCCCCACTTGCAACACCAGTAACTGTTGTAACACCAACAACTTCAATTGAGGTTGATCCAACACTTACAACTTTACCGAATGTTGGTTCTGCAAATCCCAGTCCGGTGAACTGAACAATATCATTCAGTTTTACGATTGTTCCTGGGAAAAGTGTATTTGTGCTTCTGATAATACTTCTTCCAGTAGAAGCATTATATGGAGTAATTGTAGCGATACCAACATTAATAAACTCTTGTTGGATTGTATCTGCAGCAAAAGTCTTTGCAAATCCAACGTCGCCATTTTGTGGTCCACCATAAACAGATTTGACATCTGCAAATCCATGAGTCGTTACTGCAGTTGCAACTCTATTATTTTCTACACCGTCAAAAATAAATGGTTCATTATTTAAAAACTGACCAGAAGTTTCATATACAGTAAGTGCTGTGCCTGCAGATACTGAACTTCTGAGGAATCCAGTAGCACCACTATATCTTCCTCTGACAAAAGTTGGGACTGGAAGTGTAATAGGCTCACTCAGTGTGATGTTAGTGAAGGTCTGAACATCATACAGGGAGAGATCCCATTCATTAATGTTTTGATTAGTGAAAGAATATGATCCAGACTCTAGAGCAAAGTCATAAACTCTAGCAACACCAATCTCTTTTCCAGGTGCTGTAAGACTTGTAACTCCGACTCTACTATCTCTGAGACTTACGATATAAGTATTTCCTAAACCAACGACTGGACTTCCAAATACTCTGTTGACTCTTAGATTGGATCCAGTTGTATAATTAATTGCTTGATTCTTTAAGGTTTTTGATGTTCTTGGTTTTGCAACATCAAGATAAGTTGAATTAAGAGTTTCAACCTCATAACCTTTAACAAATGCTTTTCCTGGAGAAATTACATAGTTAATTAAATCTTCACTAGCAGGTTCGCCAGAATAAGTAAATTGTCCTGCTTCAAATAAACCGTTATTTCCAGTTCTATTGTTAAGAGTTTCTTTTAAAGTAACATCAAAAGGAGTTACTGTATAGTCACCAGACTCGGCAAAAGTTCTTCTTGCCAGTTCATCAGCAATAATGCTGTATTGGGTATTTTTAATTTGAGATCTTAATTGACCTTCATTGATAGTTGCAAGTTCAACGAAATTTGAATCGTTGAAATCATCTAGTGGTTTTGCAAAGAGAGAAAGGCTAATCTTTAAACGATCTGCACCAGGTGCAGCATAATTATTATATCCTCTAGAGTTATCAGTCAGAGTTTCGTCTTCATCTGCATTGACGATCTCTTCTTGAATTCTAAGACCAACTCTAACACTTGGTCTGTTTGTATATTGACTTAAGACAAGAGTTTCGTCAGCAACATTTACAAAAGTGCCGCGAACGAAATAGACACCGTTAACGATTGAAAAAGCGGATCCAGTTGAAGATGCATTTTCAGAGATCAGAGAAGCAAATGCTTCACCTGAAGGGATAAACGGATTGTTTAATGGACCACTTATAATATCACCATCAGAAGCTAAAAGTTCACCATCAGTGAACAGTTTCTGATCGTCATTGATTCCAGTAGAAAGATATGAAATATAAAGAGTCAGATTTCCCCTTTCTGAATCTTCAGGTAAAAGAACCTTGTCAACAATTGCAGTTACACCAGATACCAGACCAATAATTCTTCTGCCAACAAGTTGGTCTGCATAATATGATACGGGAACACTCAAGTGAGTGTTGTTCAGTTCGATTCCGAAGTAATCCTGAGTATATGCTGTGTTACCAGGAATTACTTTAGCACCTTCTTTGAAGAAGTGTTGACCAAACTTTTCAATTTGGTTCTGCAGAATTGACTGGAGACCAGTTAATTCTCTTGCTTGAACCGGATAACCTGGCTTGAAAAGAACTCTGTAGTAATTATCATTCGGATCAAAATCGTCAAAGTATGGGGAAACATTGAGATTTGTAAGTTGAGCCATAGTTAGTTAGAACTGCAATATAACTTTGATGTCTTCTTTTTGACTTGAAGATCGTTTGATAGCTGGTCTATTATCAACGTAAATGATGTTTCCAGAATACTTTTTAACTTCTGGGTTCGACACTCCGTTAGTGAAGTTTTGACCAAGATAATATGTCTTATTATTTATTGAGGTAGTGAAGCCACTAAAATCAGTACTGATTGACAGATTGTTTGTTCCACCAATAATTGTCAAACTACCGCCAGTTGTTGGTGAGGAAGTGAAGCGGGTCAGATTGAATCCATAGGTTGGGTTAGTCTGAGCAGTTCCTACAGTGTTAAATCCTGCAAGAGTTCTATCTTGCCAATATTTCAGAACACCAGTGGTTTGATCATAACTGACAACTTTACCTACAGCAGTAACACCAGTTCCTGTGGTTTGTGTTATCAGAGAGTCTGCGGTAAATTTGGTTGAACTATAACCAACACCAGTCAAACGAAGTGCATAAACAGCACTTGCTTTTTCTGAAATCAGTTTCTGAGAAGAACCAAAAATAAGTGGATTTTCTACTAAACCAATTCTTGCAATTTCGTTACCTGTGATGAAGTCTGGGTTTTCAACATCATTCTCAATTCTTGCATAGATCAGAATGTTTGATGCGCCAAGTTCTCTGTAAATGTCGTATCCATGACCACCATTTGGTGACATGATAACATCGAGAACTGGTTCCGTATCTGGCTCAGGAATTCCACCAGCAGCAAGGTCAACATTACCGAAAGTATATCCAGAACCTTGGTTTGAAATTGTTACACTATCGACCTGTTGGTCATTGTTAATAACAACTGTACATTCGGCATTACTCCCGTCACCCTTAATGGGAACTCTAGTATAGGTTCTGTTAGCAGTTCCTACTCCAACACCTCTGTTCTTAATAACAACAATCTTCACACTACCATCAACTGCATTACCTCTGACGGCAGAGGTTTCTGCGTTATTATCCCAATCTGATGGAACAGGAATGAAATCAACAGAATCAAACTTGATCAGTTCAGTTGGTTTAATAGTGTAGAGATATTTCCAAACATAACCGTCTCCACTAGATCCTGGAGTTCTTGGCTCAAGGTCAGTGAATGTTGGTTCATCCAAAGATGGTTTTCCATCTGGAGTTTCTGGAGTTGTTCCGTTCTGAAGACAGATATAAACTCTGTTATCACTATTAATTACATAATAGTTTGCAGAGTAAAGCGATGTGCCACTTGAGTTTGGTGGTGGATTTGCAACGCTATAATCATGTCTGTAATAATCATAGGTTGTCCCTGAAGCCCAAACTCTTTTATTGACAACCTGTTTTACGTCACTTGGAGTTATCTTCTTGAGAGCAATCATAGTGTCCCAAGTGTCCCATTCATTTGAGAAATTATCTGTGGGACTTGGGGGAGAATCATCCCAGTCACTCTGGATCTCAGTTGGATTTGGAAGTCCAACGAATGCATAGTAAGAATTTACTGAAGTAGAAACTCCAGATACAAAATTCTTAGCATTCAATATTCTAATTTGATCAGTTATGATTGATGCCATCTTTTGGGATTTTAATTTTATTTATGTGCTATAGTCCTGGTATCTCAGGCGGTTTGTTCTTCTAATGACAGGACCTGTTGTGATTCCAGAGTAACCTTTTCTGGTTCTGGCAACATAATTGTGATTTTTGTTTCTATCCGAGAGTTGAAGTTTACCCCAACTGTATTCGCCATAGAAATCACTAAATCCAAGACCTGGAATACTAAGGAGACCTTCATGACTTGCAACACTGACGGTTACTCTAGTAAGAGTTGTAACACCAAATCCAATTGCTGAAGTTGTTGCTATACCGACAGATGCAACTCTGTATACATTATCTATAAAGGTACTACCGATACCAATAATACCAGTCTCATGATTATTAGTTTCATCAAGAGATGTGACGCCAGTTCCAACATTAGAATTATAAACTGTGAAATAATATCCAGTTTCAAGTCCACTTCTTGATGTATAATCTGTTATATCTGAATTTCTAAGGACAGAATTTTCTGGTATAACGAGATCAAAAGTGAGTCCAATAGGAGCTTCAGTTGTCGATGTTGTTCCAATACCAGTGATTAATCCAAAGTCACCTTCATAAGAAACGATTGTGTTCTTTTCTTGTTCAATTGTTGGTGGCGAAATAAGAACAATAGGTGAGGATTGATTAGTATATCCAAATCCAACCGTTGATCCAACAGAGATAGCAGAGACAGTTCCTGCAACAGAAACAGTTGCCGTCGCAGTTGCTCTTGCAGTTGTACCAAAACCAACTGGAGTTCCTATTGTGACTTCTGGTGGATTTGCAGAAGTATATCCAATACCACCGTTGGAGATCACAAAGTTCTCAATTCCACCACTATCGGTGACATGAACTGTGGCTGCAGCGCCAACAGCGTTTGCAGAATAATCAATCAAGGTGATTTCCTTCTGGAAATTCAAATCAATGGCACTCTCATTCTTTGCATTGAAGAATGGTCTTGCACTATCAACGAATACGACTGTAGAACCAATTCCTACCGACTTAATTAAGTTGGCAGTTGGGAAAATAATGGACTCATACAGTTCACGGTTCTTATAGATGTATTGACCATTGACCACTCTGTCTTCCATCTGCTTTGTCCAATCGACAGGCCTGTAAAGGGTGCTGTCTTCACTCAGAGCAGGTCCATAGTAAACGTTAGTATCAACAGAACTTGATGAGTTCAGTGTGGTAACAACTCTTGTATTTTGTTGTAAGAAACTTTGCTGACCAAGTGATGGATCCCATCCAATAGTTAAATCATCACCGACCTTAATAGTATCGATAACTTCTTTATCAAGAACGTCAGTTCCACTAGTTCCTTTATAGATCATGAACTTAAGAGTGTCTCCTGCCTTAGGAGCTTCTTCGAAAGTTACGCTACTACCACCACCAAATGGACCTCTTCTATTTTCAATGAAGAAGTAAGAAGAACCAGGGACCTGAAGAACGTCATTGATAAAGATAATCAGAACGTCTTCGATGTTAACCAGTGAACCGAGATCTGACTGGAGTGATAATTGCTGTCCAGAACGGGTGATTGGGAATGACTTTCTCTGTCCATCAAAGAGACTTGAGAAATCATCAAGAACTTCAATGTCACCAAGAGTCCATGCAGAGAAAGAATCTGTATTGATTTCAAGAACTTCGACTTGGAATTCTTTGAAATCAGAAGATGCTGTAGTTGGAATACCAGTTGAACCACCAGTTGGAATAGTCAAAATGTCTCCCAACCCATAACCAAATCCAAAGTTAGCAAGAGAGAAACTAATTACACTAGAACCTTGACCAACAGTAACGTTAATCTTAGCGCCAGTTCCACCACTTCCAACAGAGTCAGAACTATATTGGAGATCAATATCAGAATATGGAAGAGGTGGATCAATTATGACCACAGGAGGATTCGTAGAAGTATATCCAACTCCTGGATTCGTTACTGCAATGCTAACGATGTTTCCATTACTAATGGCAGCGGTTCCAATAAATGCGATGCTTGGAGTTCCTGTAGAAGAAACTGCAACACCAACATTAACGGTGGTTTGAATTCCGCTTCTATAACCAGAACCACTATTTCCGATTGAGATAGAGGAAACAGTTCCTGCCGCAGAAATAACAGCCGTACCACCAGCACTAACAAGTGGTTGATATCCAAATCCATTTGTTCCTGCAACAGAAATGATGACACCACCAATAGGAACGTTCAGATCATTTGGATTATATACTGCTGTAGTGCTTATAGATCCAGTGAATGTTACTGATGTGATTCCAGAGTTTTCGCTTAATGTATAATCATTAGTTGCGCCAGGACCTTGTACGATTCCGTTAACAAGAAGAATAGAATTGAATGTAGAAACACCAACTACATTTGAACCACCAGAAGTTAAAGTGTATGCGTTCTTGGTTCCAGAGAAGTTCTGGGAAATATCATCAAAGATGTAGTTCTTCGTATAAGTTTCTTCAGAACTACCAACTACTCCAGACCTCATGAAACTTCTACCACTGAAAGTAGAGGACGATGTAATTCCAAGGAAGTCTCGTTCATCACCTGGTCCAACAGAAGTTCCAATGGGACTCTTACCAAATGGAGCATCAATGAAGCTCAGAGTGCTTCCTACGATGTTGTAATCGCCTCTAAGTTTGGTTACGGTCTCTCCACTGCTATGTGCAACTAAAGTCGTTCCTGCGAGCGCACGGGTGAGTTTGATGGCGTTTGTGCTTCCAATACCAACACCCTGAATTTTCATAATTTCATCACCAATCTTAACGGAGTCTCCTCCAAAGAATGATGTCAATCCAACAAAGAATGCAATGTCTTGCGAAACACTGAAGTCTTGTGATAAGGATGATGTTACAGAAGTTCCTACAATAGGAGTCTGAACCACATTATCCAGAGAAATCAGAACTTTATTGTTCTGTTTGGTTGATGTAATAACGTGAGACGTGCCAATACCAACAGAAGTGAAGTCAAGTGCGATTGGAATTGTTTTGAGAGCATTCTCTGCGGTTGCTGCGAGTTGAATTTTCTTCTCATCAACCTTAATCGCATAAACAGTTTCTGGTAATTTGTCAGTTGAACCAACGCCAGGAATTGTTGTAGCTGCAATTCCAATGCTATTTGTACTGACACCTGAGGTAGTGTAAGCAACTTCTTCACCACTCACAAAGAAGTGGTTTGGAACCAGAATAGTACTAGCATCTACATCGACAATTGAATCGCTAGAACCATCAAAGACTCTCAAGAATACTGGATTCTCTTTATGGGTTAAGAAGAAGTCCTTCTTAACTTCAACTTCAGTTCCAGTGTATACCGAGAAGTTATCTTCGATTGCAATATTATTAAGTTGTACATTTTCACTAATATTAGTGGCCTCAGTATCTCTGAGAGAGTGAGTAAACGTCTTGACGTGAACATCGATTCCAGAGTTTGGTGTGAATGTTAATTCCGTTCTATCACCAGTTCTAACTCCTCCCATGGTTCCAAGACCAGCGAAGGTTTCGATGTTTGCATACTCAGTCAAGTATACGTCATCATCATCGTCAATAATCAGAACCTCTGACAATTGGTGTCTATTGTTTGAGGTATCAGAAACTTGAACAATGCAATAACCGGCATCAAATTCATTTGCAAAACTTGCAATTCCAACAGCAGTTGGAGAACCAGAAGAGGTTATTGTAGTTGACTTTGCGGTCAGACTACCAAATGCAAGATTGATTGTACCAATACCAATGTACGATTCTGTTGCAAGACCAACTGTGATGGTGTTGATAATGGTTGTTGTAATACCTGGGTCAGAATCATAACTTACAATGACATCAGAACCTGATAAGTATACGCCATATGTTCCCATTCCAATCGCAGAATATGCATCTTGAGAGTGAATGCTCAGTTGACCATACTCAAGTAACTCAACTTCTGTACCATCGTGAATGAGATTAAGTTCATCGTACTCAATTCTACCATCACTGGCCTCAGCAAGAACCAGTATCTTAGCAGATCTGAAGTTAGATGCCGTTGTTCCAATTCCAGATAAAGTTGCTAAGGTAACCGTATTACCGCCTCCAACAGTGACACTCGAAGATGCAAGACTTACCAGAGATCCAGTAAAACCTGTAGAATCTCCAATTGTAGTGCTACCAATAGAGGAAACAACATCACCAATTTGGTCCATTGAATAGGACATGGTGATAACGTTATAGTTGTTTAATCTAAACTTAGTTGGGAAGAATCTCAGTACAGAATCGCTACCCTCAACAACGGAATCAAATGAACCAAGATCTAAGACGGGATCGAGTCTACCATATTGGTTAATCATCGATATTCCACGGACAGTATCACTCAAGGTGGTAACCATCAGTAGTTGTCTTTCTTGAGTAAAGAGTCTGTCCTTCACATAAGTGATGTATTTTTGCAATCTTGACTCAGAAATAGCTCTTCTAAATGCATCACTAAATGGAGTCGCTCTTGGGAGATTGTTGAACAAACCACTAATATCATCAATTCTCAGAACTCTATTGGTAATAGACTCTGAGTAATCTGTCAGAATTCTTGTAGTGAAGTTAATTTCATCCGAGAATGCAACAACTCTATTGGTCAAATAGTTTTCATGAACTAAGTCAAAGTTTGAATATGTATTGACATTGTACAAACTATCCATCTTAACTTCAATCGTCGTTCCATCGATTGGAGTTGGAGTTAATTTAGTCGCAGGAACAGATTCAACTTGAAGATCACTAAACTTCTTAAATCCAGAAGTGTGATTCAGAGAGCTAACAACATTATTCCACTTTTCAAATGGAACTTGTGATTTAATCGAATATGAGAAGTTTTGATAGTATTCGTTATCATGAACTTTCTGCAGTTCATTGTTCAGGAATCCTGTCGTGTATTCCCAACCACTTTCAACAACAGAGAAGTAATCCAATGAATACTTAGAATCAAAGGCGATTCTTTCTTTTACAAGACCCTTAGAACCAGTAACCTCAGAAAGAATTTCAGTTCCAACTTTGAAATCATTATCACTTTCAACAACCAGATACTTACTTTCAGTATCTAACTGATAGACTTTTCCGACGGAGGTTCCATCAGTAATTTCATCTTGTTCTCTAAATCCTAGAGTTTCGAGAGTAGGATCAAATGTTGGGAAGAACTTTTCTGGAACTATGACACCAGCTGAGTTACCAGTGTTGTAGAATCCAGGTATTTCACCAGACTCAAGGAATCCTGCCATACTAAAGGTTACGATTCCAATTCCTCCAAGATTGGGGTGAGTCTTCGTGATTGTAAAGAGGGAGTAGTCATAATTTGCCGAGTTATATCCTAACCCAGTAGACCCAACACCAACGCTAGTATTTTCGACAAGTATCTTGTCATTTACTTCAAATGGGAAAGTATTAAGAGTGCTGAAAGAATCTCTTAAGGTAACCGTTACATCTTGAGTGGTAGAATCAAAAGTCATGTTAGAAACTCTGATTCCGTTAGAATTTTCAGTCGGAATGAGAGTTGGAGTTACATTAGAAAGACTAAAGGTGTTTCTAACGATATCCAAGGTTTCTTGGTCTCTTACATAGCGTAGATCAACATCTGGAATGACTTTCTTGGTTCTTCCATCAACAACTACAATCTTTGGAGGAACATTATAATTTTTACCGAATGAAGTGACTCCAACACGAGAGAAACCTGCAAGTTGCTCAATTCTAAGAATTTGTGGGATCTTGGTATCTGGTCTC